ATAGACGCTACACGGGATTTTCGCACCGATAAAACACTGTTCCGGCGTTTCGCTCGCGTGAATGACTCTATCAGTGCAAAGCATACTTGTTTTATTATCAGAATTAAATCCATTTGGACATTTGACGACCTTGCCTATGCTTTCGCGGTAATTTATGGTTTTGCCTGTGTAGAAGTCCCAGCCGTCAGGACGGGCAAGTTTATAATATACTTTACTGCTCATTTATATCCCCCTTTTTATTGTTCTTTTTCGCAATTTTGACAAAAAGCAGTACCATTCCTTAACGACCTATTGGATGTTTATGATATGACCCCTCAATTAAAAACCACTGGTTATAGCCACCTCTATGCACATAATATGCTTCTACACCTAAAGGAAATGATTTAAACATAGGAAATACTACAATTCTTTTTTCTGTTTTTACGATTGTAATAATAGTTGTTGATAAAAGGTCTGATGACATTTTATAGTCAATATCTAATATTTTACCTAAAGAAACTTTAGATTCTGGAAAAGACGCCCAATGTGGAGCACAGGATAATAAAAGCGCAATCACAGGCAACAAAAACAATAACTCGGTTTTTTTATTCATTTTATTCTCCTTTTAAATATTTAACCCTTTTAAAACAGCCGGGACACAGGAAAAAGGGTTAGTAAAACCTGTGCCCCGGCTCCCGTTATAACGGTTTAATATTTACTTTTTTTATTTTTCATCGAGTATTTGTGCCCCCCGAGGGCACCCTATACGATTATAATATAGGTTTTTCAAATATATACCACCCAAATATTTTACAATAATAGGGATTCCCTTCATCATCATAGAATTTTTGTTTATTTATAATATAATAAAATGGCCCTTCTAATTTTTTGTTTTTAAGCCTGTCTTTGCATTCTTTAGCGTGTTGTATTAGTATTTCAGGCATAGTTTTGCCGTTGTGATTTAAAGTACAAGATATATAATTACCATAAGCATTACGACCTTGAGCTATTACACTTAATGACTTTTTCTTTAGTTTTTTAAAATTATGGTATTTTATTTTATTCATGTAAATTTATTCCACAAAAGGGGCAAAATTTTAATTCCGTTGAAAACACATACTTCCCCGGATTATATAAATATATATTTTTATTAGTTTTATATATAATATTACCCCTTTCCATTTCTATGGTAAAATCAGAGCAATAATGCTTATTTTTAGGAATTGGATTGCGTTTATTATATTCAATCGTATACATAGTTTCAATATGTTCGGTGTTCCACCTTGTTTCCTTCAACTGCTCACCAATATTATATTTTAATTCATCAAGTATTTTGCTTAAATTTATACTAACAAATATAACAAAATATATACTTATTAAAATAAATATTATCCCAAGTATTAAACCCCCAATTTCATCTTTTTTCATTTTTTCTCCTTTCCTCATAAAATGGACATCCTGTGCTTTCTGTGCGTAATATACTACATAGCTTGCGACTACCATCAATATTATTTCTATTATCTTTATGGTCGCACCAATAGGATGTTGATTTAACAAGATATTTGCCTATAAGCATAGGGAAAAAGTAATAATCATGTATTTTTACACTATTTTTACATTCACAGCATACTTGAAGATTAAATGGACTCATTTTTCCTCCATTTTGTTAAAAAAATCATTAGGGTCTTGCCCGTCTATAGTAAACGGCATTCCCCTGCTTTCGTCGATTAATGCTTTTGCTACTGGTGTTCTACAATATTTACAGATATATCCTTGCCTCCTTTCTGACATTTCTTTCCATGCCCTATGTTTGCCGAAAAACTCCCCTTCAGTTTTGCCTTGATTATATGCCTCATGTTTTAATTTATCGTAATTTTTCTCAAGCCTTACTCTTGTAAATAAAAATTTAATATGGCAAATACCCCAAGTTAAAACGATAGCAAGGACGACAGTGCCTATAAAATATATCATTTATTCTCCTCCTTATTTATTTTATCATAATATTCTTTTTGTATTTGGGGTAATGAACCACAAGTATTATCAACACCATAATTATATATATTACAATTCATAAATTGACTTTTATTTGTGCAAGTATCTCTATTTAAGCAAACATAATCACAATAAATGCTCATTTATTTATCCCTATCCTTTTTAATATTTTAGTGGTTATGCAGTCTATATTAGTAAATCTTTTATCTTTCCATTCTATCTCTTTAATAGATGACAAAACATCAGAAATTATACCAAAATATAAATAATAATCCGGTTTTGGGGTATATTCTTTATTTATTTCATTGATTATTTGTCTTTTTATTTGTTCTATTGCTTTTCCCTTATTAAAAAAGGCTGCGGGAGATACGCTGTTTAATTCTTTAACCTCCATTAATTTTCCATATAAATAAAAATCAAACATACTCATTTATTTTTTTATCCTTTCAATGTGTTTTATTATACTATTAATATCAATGTGCATTTGGTCTATATAGTTTTCACCAGTATAGGCTAAAAGCACATTATTTATTCTTAATACTCCTATTTCTGCTCCCTTATATTTAAGGGGTTCTACATCCCCTATATTTGTTATATTATCCGGGTTTATCCACGTTTTCCGAGCATCATTTAACCGAATTAATTTTGTCATTTTCGCCCCCAATTTCCAATAAACGACATTTTATAAAACTCTTTAAATTTCTTTTTACACTTTTCGCATTTAACATCATACCACCCCATATATACATCATTATAAGTATTAAACTCACTATGTAGAAGGTTTTTGCTGTTACAGTGGGGGCACTTGCCCCGCTTTTTATTTAGCAATTCACTCATTATTATTGCCCTCTAAAGCTGTTTTAACGTCGTGCATTGTAATACTATCATTATCTTTTTTAACATATTCTTTATATTTTCTTAAAAAACTGCAATTATCGCATTTATTTACGGGGTCTTTTTCTGCTAATAAATTACCGTCAAAATCCCAAAATTGAGTTATTATTCTTGATGGGTCATTTTCTGTGCCCTCTCCCGCCCTTTTAAGTTCTGTTACAATTACCTGAATTACTTTAGCGTCAAACATAATACCCCCTATATATTAAGTTCTTTTTTTAACAGTTCCCATTCTTTTTTATGTCTCTTTTTCATTTTACGCCATTTTTTATTATTATATTTAAAAGCTTGTGGAAAACCTTCAAATGCTTGTTGTTGGGCCAACATTATTACTTTAGTTATTGCTTTTGCTGTTTCAACATCATTCATTCTAAATATCCATCATAAATAATAATTAATTTATCTTTAAAATTTATAATTAAATCAGTTTCATTAAACCGATAATATAAATTTTGTAAATCCGTTAAATTGTTTATATTAATTTCCTTTTGTGGGGGTTTATACTCACTTGCTATTTGTAATTTAAATACCATTTGCCTTACCCCGGAATCGAACCGGGGCAAGTACCATATAAGGCTATTCCCAGCCCGGAGCGTCCATATATCTTTCAGATTTATTTAATATGACATACGCTATTCTATTTCTCATATCATATAAATCATTAAAGAGTTTTGTATCCCTCGCAAGTCCTTCGCATGATTGATATAAATAACACGAAAGAGCTTTAATGAAATGATACATGTCCGGTGTCGGTGTTTTTTCATCATATACAAATAAATCACGGTTTTTGGTCATACTATCGCCCCGTTTATACCTTTGTTCAACACTAAATATATTAAGGTCAAGTAACATATTTCCTATTTGCTCCGCATTTTCCTTTTTAAATTTCAAGTTTTCGTTATAGTTCCTATAAAACAGGTCAAGCGGTCCGAAATAGCCGTTTTCATTAGCTGTAATTAACCCTGCAATAATTGTATTAATTGTTTTATCTGATACTACATAAGCACTCATTTTAAAATCCCCTTTTTAATAAATTACATAACCCGTCTTTAAAATAAGGCGGGCAATTTCTAAACCGTACACCTTCGGACCTACACCAGATAAGTAAATCATTATTGATTTACCGTCCCTGCATAAGTACCATTTTAAAACCCTTCTTTTCATACCCTTTTACCCCCTTTTTATATTATTTGTTGTATCAACCATTCATCCCCACCATAAAAACACCCTTTTAACAATTCACATTCTTCCTTAAACCTGAAAACTTTTGCTTCTATTTTTTCCCTCGTCCATCTGGCGGATTTTTTTGTTATTTTCCTTAAATAAACAGCATTATCATAATAAGATTTTTCAATGATGTACTTTGTTTTAGGTAATTTTGTTTTTAATGCCTTTTTTAATAACCTTGTAAACTCATCCGTTTTTCTGCGTTCATTTATTTCATCATATTCTTTTCCTATACCTCCGCATTGCCAATTAAATCTTTTATATTCAGGATCATACCTTAATATTTTTAACGCTCTCGTGTATTTATTCTCTGTTCCTGCCTGAAAATTTCCGCTTTCATACATCCTGAATATTTCCAATTCAACTGCATTTTTCCCTTTTTCCTGTAACATTTTCCCAAAATAATTACTTTCGTGCCATTCATAATCTCGCGGATATACATTATTATCCGCCCCTTTTATAGACACCTTCTTTTCTTTCTCGTTAATTTTAATTCCTTTTACAATATGATAACTCATTTTAAGCCCCCTTTTTATTTATTTGCACCGCCCCTTAACGGTACGCTTATGTTATAGCATATAATCGGCAATAGTCAAGTGATTTTTTAGCGATTTATTCAGGCAGCGTGTAAATCGTTATACGGCAAGGGAATAAAAAAAGAAAAAAACGTAAAAAAAATAACGCTTGTCAAGAGTGTAAGTTAAATAATGTCCACGCAATTTATAACGCTATATACAGCAATCATTTAACCTTCAACTTTTGACTCGGACTTAAAAACTTACACCTAAAAGCCAAGGGAACGCCCGCCCGGAATGATTAATCAATAAAAATTAAATAAAACTTGACACAATGTCTTATAATTGATATTAGATTAAATAAATGCTTGATATAGAATCAATTTCAATTCCAGACCATTTTAAAAAGAAAGCTAAGAAAATAAAGGCATATCTATACTATAAACACAAAGGGTTCAAGGGACATCAAGCACTAAAAAGCGCAGGAATTAGGGCTTATAACACTAAATACCAAATTAATTCAATTATTAATGATAAAGACATAAGTATTTTTTGTGAAGAGTTGATATTAAACCCTACTAAAACAGTAGTGAATAAAGATAAAATCAGTAAAGACACTATATTACAGCTATGCGCTGATATAATTAGTGATGATAAAAGCTCTGATAATGTCAAGGTAAATGCCCTTTCATTACAAAATAAGATATTAGATAGTGGAGATTATAGTTTAGATAGTAATAGACCTATATATATAATAACAGCATCGAGGAATTTGTCAGTAAGGGTTAAAGCTGATGTATAATTATACACAGATAATAATAAATGCTTGGATATATACACTATAATGATTAATTAATGGAACGGGTTGTGCTGAGATGTCCGCCCCCGTCCCTATATATATTATATGTGGGCATAAAAATTTTTCTAAAAACTCGGAAATAAGAGGTATAAAAATGGGCGATATTAAAGCTAAGGGCGGTAAAAAGAACAGAAAGCACATGAGAATGAAGGTGTGGTGTAAGAAGTATAGGGATGAGAACCGGCGTATGAAAAGTCGTGCCCGCAGGATGGCGCGGTATTGCAGGTGGTGGTTAAAGCGACATAAGATGGAAGTTAATCTTAAGAATGTGTTGGATACGGCTAAAAGGTTTAAATTCAACTTAGCTAATGATATTGTATATAATGCTATGAAAGGAGGCTTAACATGAGCAAGCCGGGCGATGAGATTCAGAAGGTCATTGATGATATTGACAAGGCGGGTAAGTTCGTATGCGAGCGGTGTGGTGCTACAGTCCATCTGAAGGACGGGTGTTTGCATATAGACAAGACACCTGATGGTGTTGAGAAATACTGCGAAGCGTGTAAATGAGGATTGATACGGAGCATGATGCCGGATTAATTAAGAATACCGGGCTGAGGCGGGAATATCTTAAGTTTCTCAGAAGGAAACGTGCCTGTCCTGAGCATGACGGTAAATGGTATCATCTTGATAAACCTAATAATGCGATAATACTTAATTACAAGCCGATAGCTACGCTGAAGAAGTTTCATTTTGCGGATACCAAATTCCGTGCTATGGGCGGTGGGTTCGGGGACGGAAAGACGCTCGCCCTATGTCAGGAAGCGATACTGCTTGCTATGGAGTACCCTAATTCCCTTGGATTGATAGGACGAGCCACTTATCCAGAGTTGAGGGATACCACGAGGAAGATGTTTCTTGATGTCTGTCCCAAGCCGTTAATCGAGAATTTCAATAAGACAGAGAACCATCTATGGCTGAGGAACGGGAGCGAGATAATATTCCGTGCGCTGACAGCTATAAGCGAGGAAGATAAGAGCAAGTTCAAGAATATCAATCTCGGGTGGTTTGCTGTTGACCAGGCGGAGGAGATAGAGGAGGAAATATTTGATTTGCTCAGGGGTCGGCTCAGGCAGAAGGAGGGTCCGAGAAGGGCGTTCATAGCGTTCAACAGTGAAGGTCATAACTGGATATGGGAGAAATGGGTCAAATATCCGAAGAAGGAATACAGGTTGTTCATGGCCCATTCGTTTGAGAACCCGTATCTGCCCGAGGATTACCTGTGGGACTTAATAGTGAACAACCCCGAGGAATGGACGATGCGGTACGTCATGGGGTCGTTTGACGTGTTCAAGGGCAAGATATTCAAGGACTTTGATATGGATACCCATGTGATAGACGAGTTTGAACCCCCGGCCAACTGGACAAGATACAGGTCTATAGATTGGGGCTACCGACACCCTACTGCCTGCCTGTGGGCCGCTATAAGCCCCGAGAATGATATTTATATATACGGGGGTACATCACAGAGCGAACTGTCTCCACAGGCGCAGGCGGCGATGATACGGAGCAGTAAGTTCAGTATCCACAGGAATGAGGATAGCGACCAGATAGAGCCGTATAACTTTGTATGGACTACCATAGACCCTGCTACGAATAAGCGAGACCCCAATACAGGGGAGACCATCAAGGAGATGTTCGATATGGCAGGTGTGCCTACTGTGGACGCTAATAATGACGTACCTGCCGGGATAGCGAAGCTGGCTCAGTTATTCAGGGGCGAAGGCCGCAAGATAAAGATATGTCGTAATTGCGTGGACTTGATAGACGAGATAATGAACTATAAGTGGATAATGACTAAGGGAACACAGGGCAAGGAAAAGCCCAAGAAGGATAAAGATGACTCCGTAGACGCGCTCAGGTACTTGGTAATGAGCGACCCTACATTCTATGACCCTACAAAGGAATATCAGGACGATGTAGCGGAGCATTACTGGCGAGACCCGGATACTGGTTATTAAAGGTTCATGGCTTAAAGTTTAATAAGGAGGTTAAAATGGACGAGAAGGAAGCATGGAAATATGAACATAAACCAATAACAATAATAACAGAATTATTATATCCCCAATATGAAAAAAATTTTAAAAGTATAAAAGAAAGTGTTTGGAAATATATACAAAAAAGAGCAGCTTTTTTACTTTCTGAAGAACATGGAGTTGACGAAGTAAGAGAACATTGGAAATCTATAATTAATGGTATAGTTCCATTTGGATTAAAAATAAGAAAGGATAGACAATGAAAATTCTAATTACAGGTGGTTGCGGATTTCTTGGACATCACTTGGTGGAGCATTATATCAAGAATAGCGATAAGGAGGTTTTATGAAAATACCTAAAGAAATTAAATTAATGGGGCGCAGGATACCAATTGAATATGATTTAAAAATATCTGATAATGATGATGCTTATGGATTTGCTGCTTACAGAAAAGGTAAAATAATAATAGTACCAAAAGATAAATCAAATAATAGAACTGATGAAATGGTTAATATAACATTTTTACATGAAATTATTCATTGGATATTTTTTTTATTACATGAAGATGATTTAAGAAACAATGAGGGTCTTGTTAGTCGTATAACTGAAATGTTATATCAAATAATTCCACAAATAGAGGGTAAATAAATGAAAAAGATTTTAATTACAGGCGGTTGTGGATTCCTTGGGCACCATTTGGTGGAGCATTATCTGAGGAATAGTGATTATGAGATTATAGTATTGGACGCGCTTACATACGCATCCAACGGATTTGACAGGCTAAGGGATATAAACTGTTTTGATGACAAACGTATAAAGATAATAACGTACAACATCAGAGAGCCGATAAGCGAGGGTATAATTAAGGAAACGGGTAAGTTGGACTATATACTGCACACAGCGGCAGAGACCCATGTAGATAACTCCATTATCGACCCCTTATCCTTCGTAAAGACCAATGTACTTGGCACGGCGCATATGCTTGAGTTCGCAAGAAAAAAAGCCGATAATCTAAAGAATATGCTCTATTTCAGCACAGATGAGGTATTTGGGCCTGCTCCCCAGAAGAAGAAGTACAAGGAATGGGATAGATACAGGAGTACGAATCCCTATGCAGCGAGCAAGGCAGGGGGCGAGGAGCTATGCCTGGCGTATGCCAATACATACAAGCTACCCGTATTTATCACGCATTGTATGAATCTGTTTGGCGAGAGACAGCATCCTGAGAAATTCATACCCATGTGCATTAAGAAGATAAGGGATAACCAGTGTGTAACCATCCATGCTAACAAGGCCAAGACGGTATCAGGGTCAAGGTTCTACATCCATTGTAGGAACGTGGCAAGTGCCGTAGATTTCATACTCCCAAGGGCTACAACGGCTCATAAATACAACATAGTGGGCGAGAAAGAGGTCTCAAACCTTGATATGGCACTCACGATAGCAGAGATATTGGAGAAACCGCTCAAGTACGAGATGACAGATTTTCATTCTCAGAGGCCGGGCCACGACCTCCGTTACGCGTTGGACGGCTCTCTATTAAAAGAGCTTGGCTGGAAGATACCTATTGACTTTGAAAAATCACTTGAAAAAACCGTGAAATGGTTTATAAATAATAAGAGATGGTTGTGAAAAATTTCACAGTGAAAAATTTCACAAAGGACTTGACAAAATAGTTAATTACGAGTAAAATGGTAGTGATTATGGTAATGCACCGTAAAACCAAGCTAATACCCAAGAAAAAGACCAAAAGCTACGAAAAGAAGAACGGAAAGATTATCCGCCGAGGGGGTAAGTAATGCCTAAACCTTTGATTGCGTCAACCGCTAAACAGGCAGCCAAGCAGAGGAAACGCCTGAGACAGCTTAACCGCGCATGGACAGTCAAGGAGAAGCGTGGCAGCGAGTTATTCTACAAAAGCATTATTGGTACATGGGTTCCGCGTCCCGTAAGAGTAAGGAGGGGAAAGTAATGTCTCCCAAAAAGCTCATGCGTTGTATTCGTAAAGTAAAGGCAAAAATGCGGAAGGGCGGTAAAAAGGTTAATCCTTATGCCGTCTGCGTAGCATCAACCGGACAGAAACCGCATAAACGGAAAAGGAAAAAATAATGAGTAAAAATAGACGTGGCGTAAGAGATGGTACTGGACCTTATAAGGGGTCATATCAAAAAAGAAAATATAGGATAGGACGCAGAAAAAAATCAGGAAAAATATGTCCTATGCGTGGGAAAAAAAGAAAATGACAGAAGACCAGAAGGTACGCGGAAAACAGATTATAGAGAATATACGCGACAGATTTAACTCTGAGATGGCGTATATGCGTACCGATTGGCAGAGGTACGAGAAGAATTACAGGGGTGTACTCCGCAAGGACAGGTACAAGGGGTCGGCTAACCTGTTCGTTCAGGAGACACATAACGCTGTGGAGACCATAGTGAGCCGTATAAAACGGCTTATACTGTCTATCATACCACCGTTCAACGTGAGGTATGAAGGGCCAGTACCGGGGAATCAGCGAGAAGCGTCTAAGATAAGGGCTGATGTAATCAAGGCTAAGTTCGAGAAACAATGGCGTAATGCAGGTGTTGAGAAAACGCTTGAGATGTTCATACGCAAAACAGGACTGTACGGCACAGGAATAATGAAATACTTTTGGGATTATCAGAGAAAGACAGTCATACGGAACGGCAAAGAGGAAAGCGTTACGATATATGACGATGTGATGTTTGAGAATAAAGACCCCTTTAATATGTTTCTCATAGGTCAGGGACAGACGGCAGACGAGCTTGAGATGATAATGGAACGCTCAGAGACCACTATGGAGGAACTGAAAAAGCACGAGAAGGGCAAGATAGAGAGCGGGCCCGACAAGGGTAAGCCCAAAGGATACTACCAGAACCTTGACGAAGTGCCCGCCAAAGCACTCGGGGATGCCGTACCTAACAGCGATAAGTCATATCAGAAATACGATTTGAGGTATTCTCCTGAGCAGTTGGACTCATCTACGATACCCGTGGAACTATACGAATTATGGCTCGATTTCGACCTTGAGGGCAAAGGCAAGAAGATACCGTGTGTGATAACAATGGCTAACGGCGTGGTTATCAGGGTATCAAGGAATCCGTATCATCATCAGAAGAAGCCATATATAATCTGCCCTTACATACCCGTACCGAATACGCCGTGGGGCATAGGGATATGCGAGCTTATAAAGAACGACCAGGCGCAGATAAATACCGTTATGAACCAGATGGTAGATGACGGCACATTCACGCTCCATAATATGTGGCTCAGGAACATAGGTTGCCCCACATTAAAGAGCCATCTCAAAGCCGCTCCCATGAAAGTATTCGATGTCAGGAACGAGAATGATATAATACCATTGAGAACAGCCGGAGGTCAGATAATGGCTACCGGAATACAGCTATTTAGGCTGATAAGAGACAACATTATGAATACCACGGGCGCACAGGCGATAATGCAGGGCGCACCCGCACGGGCGAGGACTACTGCCACGGAAGTGGCAGGCATGGAGCGTCATGGTATGAATCGTGTTGTAGATATAGCAGACCGTATGAGCGAGCTTGTGATAAAGCCGATGGTAGAAGCTACCTACGACCTTGACAAGCAGTTCCTCGGAAGGGCTGAACAGATACCGATTAAGGAAGGCAAGGAGGTCATATTCAGGGACTTACTGTTGAGCGACCTTGATTATGACTACAAGTTTGAGATAATAACGGCTATGGACACCGAGAATAAAATGATTAAGCAACAGCAATTCATATCATTCTTAAATATTATAAGGGGCTTTCCCCCACAGGCGATGGCAAGTCTTACGTTTGCCCTGTTAAGGCGTATATGGGAATCATTCGGGTTTAAGGATTCGGATGAGGTCATAACGCCACAGGACGAGCAGATGATGAAACAACTTATAGGAGCACCTAACATCGGCCCCGCTGGCGGTGTTTCTCCCCACCTCGGGCAAGTGGGCGAGAGGGCTGGCGGGGCTGGTCCGCCCAATGTTGCGGGAGTTGAGGCATCACAGATAGGCGGTATTGCCGGAGCTATGGGGAGGGCTTAATGGAATTAGACGATGAGCAGAAAGAATTACTCAAGACGGCAAAAGAGTTCAAAGAGATGTGTCAAACCGAAGGGTGGAAAAGAATTGAATCCTATATTAAAGATGCTATTGAGCAGATGGATAAATTTATTAGTTTCGATACCCTTCCTAAAGATTATAATGGATTTCTTGAGGAAGTTGTTAAACGAAGGGCTATCAGGGATACTTGGATAGAATTATTGAACCATGTAAAAAACCACATTGAAGGTGGTTTTGAATTAGAAAAACAAATGAAAGGAGGAATAGATGATTAATGTCAACCCAAACATCGACCAAGATGGCGACCAAGCTAACGACGATGTACTGGATGATGAGGATTTGGAGGTAAGTAACCTTGAGGACGAGGATGACCCCGATGCTCTCAAGGCTAAAATCAAGGAACTGGAAAAGGAAAGGGACAAGACCGAGAAACGCAGAAGGGACGCTCAGAAATGGGCGCAGCAGAACAAGAACGAAGCCGACAAAATGAAGAAGAAGTTGGCGGAGCATGGGCTTGATATAGGGGAAGATGGAAGCATCGTGAAGAAACAGTATGACCCCGGCAAGTCAAGCGAGTTGGATAGAGACAAGGTAGCGGAATTATCGCAGAAAGACCCTATTGCGGCTATTAAGGAAGTGGTAAAACACACGGTACAGGAAGAAATAGGGACTTTAAAGAAGGAACAGAAACAAGATAAATTGCTTGAGATTCAGAAATCTGACAAGGCAGCGATTGAATCGCTTGAAGGTTATGATGATGTCAGGTCTCAGGTAGAAGATATTATACGAAAGGACAAAGGATTACTATTAACCGAAACTCCTTTTACATACGCCCTGATGAAAACGGGAAACCCTAAATTCCTGAGAGCATTAGAGGCAAAAGGAAACTTTGGTAATATGAGTAAAGAGTCCGAGAAATTGGTTGCTGGTGTATCGAAGGGCGGGGGCAAGTCGCCATCTCCCTCAGGGGCATCGGGCATGAGCTATGAACAGCTCAGAAAGCTCACCCCCAAGCAGAGAGAGAAACTTGCTAAGGAACATACGAAGCGTGAAACAGGACAGGAAACAATCAGACACCGCTATTAGATTCTGATTTACTTCACTCCTTTCTTTCATTAATCCGAGTTCAAAAACAACGGAACCCGTGTATCATGGTAATCTGTTGTTACTCTAAAGAAAGGAGTGAAGCTAATGAATACTACATCTAATCTGTCAGCTCTTATGCAGACTTATTATGACGATTTGTTTCTGAAAAGAGTTGACGAGCTTAAGGTGCTTGACCAGTTCGGTCAGAAGCGTCCTCTCCCTATGGGCGAAGGTAAGGTCATATACTTCTCAAGGTATCTGAACCTTTCCACGGCTACCACGGCTCTCACGGAAGGCACAAATCCCACTGGTTCTAACCTCAGCGCAGAGAATGTGAGCGCAACTGTCGCGGAATATGGCGATTACGTCAAGATTTCCGGGCTTGTTTCTCTCACGGCTCTTGATGAGGGAATAACTCAGAGGATACCTATACTTGCGGAGCAGTGTGCGGCTACGGTGGAGGAACTTACTGGTAACGAGGTGTATGTGAACGGCACGGCACAGGTGGTTTCCACGGCTGCTAATATGGCAGCTATCACGGCAACCGATGTGCTTACGTCTACAGACATCAAAAAGGCGTACAGGGACTTACAGCAGGAGAAGGCGATGAAATTCGCCGGTGGCTTCTACGCATCTGTCCTTGAGCCTTACACGGAGTATGACTTCTTTGGCGATTCTACATGGGTAGATGCAAAGACATACTCGGGTGTTACCGACCTCTACAAGGGCGAGGTAGGCAAGTGGTTCGGTATGAGGTTTGTCCTCACGACCATGCCCTATCGCTCTGATGTGGACGGCACGGCTAACAGGTCAAGTGGCGCGGTTCATTACACTCTCTGCATGGGTCAGGAAGGCTACGGCATTACCGACCTTGAAGGGGAGCGGAAGAAAGTGATAGTCCATTCAGCAGATTCTGGTGGTACTGAGAATCCTCTCAATATGTACTCGACCGCTGGCTGGAAGCTCGCTTATGTTCCGAAGATACTGAACGCTAACTGGGTCCGCGTGATTCAGTCAGGCGCGACTGCCTAAAATAGGCAACTAATGGGCGGGGTTGCAATTCAACCCCGTCCATATTTTGATTAAGGAGAAGATAATGAAAGCACAGTTAACTATAAAATATCCGCTGTATGCAAAGATTGATATAGCTACTGCTACAAACCATACGATTATAGCAGCTCCTGGCACAGGGAAGAAAATTGCCATAGCCGCCGTATTTGCCAAGTCAGCAGGTTCAAATACCGCGACATGGAAAGATGGGTCAACGGCTATTACGGGTGCTATATCAGAAGCCGCTAATTCAGGCGAGGTTGTGAGATTCGGTCCTGATTCTCCGCTTCTCCTGTCTGATAATCAGGCGTTTGTGATAACGCTTGGTAGCGCGGTTCAACTCAGCGGTGTTGTCGTTTACGGCATTGTCGTAGATTAAAAAACAGAGGTTAATATTATGTCTGATATAAGTTCCAATGGTGCTGGCGGTGGTAACTGGAACGTTGGTGCGAGTTGGGCTGGAGGTGTAGCCCCTGGTGCTGGCGATGATGTTACGATACTGAACGGCGACGCGATCGCCCTGACGGGAAACGAGTCGAGCAGGACGATCCGCGTTGACTCCGGCGGGACCTACACCGACGCCGGCAACAAGCTGACTGTCGTCCTGAACTTCGACTTCGACGCAGGCGCGACGATCAACTCAACGGGCATATTAGATCACACGGGGTCCGGGACCGGAGCGAACCCGACGAAGGCGAACGCCATCGCCGAGTTGATGACGGTTGCGGCAGGTCAGACGCTCTCGTATGGTCAGGACATATACTGCAACAAGCTGACGACCGGCACCGGGATTATCAACGAGACAGGGGGCGGCACGGCAAAGATATATGTGCTTTATCAGGGAAACGATGCGTTCAATTCGAACGCCAACACCGTGGCGAATACAGATACCACGATAGTGCTTGACGGAGACGGTTCTGTATATAGTCAGGCAGGCGGTACGTTTGCGAATTATGGTTGCACTTTTGAGATTGCTGATATTGACCTCGGCACAGGCGCGAACTGGTTCACGGAGAATGCGAGCGTGGATTTCACAGGCGGCACGAACAGCTTGCAGAACAATTTCAAGAGCAACGACATATACCTGAACGGCGGAACGTTGGACGACAACGGTAACACGGTCGAATGGAAGCGTCACATGGGGATTAACGTGAACGGGCTCACGAATTCAGGAATATGGCGTGCGCTCGGTTCCGGGAACATCACTAACCCGCATAACGGCAGTAGATTTGTCGCTCCCGAGTTCGCGCCTGCCGGGTTTACGACCACAACGATAGGGAATGTGTATTGCGAGAAGATAAAACTGAACGGTGGGGCGTACAATAGGAGCGCGGGGAATACTCGAATGCTTGCACAAGCGAACGACTCGCTGGACATAAATCCGGCGACGGCGATGAACGCCATAATACAAGTATATTATTCCGGCGGGAGTTACACGCAGAAGAGCTTCTCACATGTAGGAACCGGAATAATAAATTTCTGGGACGATGGCGGCGGTGACGTGACAATGACTGGTAGCTCAGATTTGAACGGCACCGGAAGCGTAGAAGTCAATGATTTTCAGATTGATTGGAATGGTTTCAACCTCACGAATGCTGTTTATTTTAAAATAGACGGGGCATCAGGGAGGACCATATATTTCAGGACGGGCCTTTTTTCAATGATATATTTCCAGAAACGCAGTAATGGAGGGGCAATCCTTGAGCCGGGAAGCGCGGAATTCCGTCCCTTAACATTGTTCTCGCTTGAGGACAATACATGGAATCACGACAGCGAGACGATAAAGTTCACGAACGCCACGGGCGGTACGGATTTCGACACGGATGGTAACGAGGTGCATAATGTCGAGGAGGCGATGGGAACAGGAATATTTTTATATGTTCTTGATGATGTTGTTGTGAATAACTGGACTGGCACCAGTGGGAATATAGATATAACCGCTAGCAAGAAAATATATATAAAAGGCGATTTATATAATTCCGGTATTGCAACAACGCCGAATGGAATATGGGAATTTATTGGAACTGGTACCCAAAATTGGACCAAGGGCAATAATTATTTGTATAATGTAATAATAAATAAGGCATCTGGTAAAGCAATATTATCAGGCGGTGGTTCGGTAACTCAACTTACCATGACGCTCGGGGAGTTACAGCTTGATAATACCAACACGCTTACTGCCACGGATTTTACAGGTAACGGCGGTACAATGAAGTCCGATAGCGGTGGTACAAGGGCTGCATTTACAGTAACGAATAACGGAGCAGCCAACATAACGGGCATGACGTTTCAGGATATAGACGCTACAGGAGGACCATTAATAGCCCTCAATTGTACTGATGGAGGAAATAATTTGTTCATATCTTTTGTCAATACGCCTTACGGCGAAATGTGTTTATTGGGGGTAGGATTCTAATGCCGACATACGAATATAGTTGTCAATGTGGATATAAACTTTCGCTTATACAGCTTATGAACGACCAACATATAGCGATATGCCCCCAATGCAAGAAACTTATGCAGAGGGTTTATACGCCGTTCATGTTCAAGATAGACAATAAGCCGAGGTGGTGGAATCCCAAAAAGATGGATGCCGCCGAGGACCAGAAGGCTTATCATTATACACAGGAGAATCCAAAGAAGGTAGTGGTATGAAAATACTTGCTATATACACAGATTGGAAAGAGCGCGAGACCTATGGTGGTTGCGGATACTATCGCTGCATAGCACCCATGCGACATCTCGGTATAAAAACGCATGGCAAGCTCATGGGCGAAGGATGTATGTATCCTGAGAAGATGGACGCTGTAAAGTTGTGGACGGATATATGGATGAAGTACGATGTGATATATACTATGAAGGTGGACGGTAAGGAAGCCCTCGCACAGATGTATGCGAGCCGTACTCATTTCAAGAAGAAGATAATATTGGATGTGGACGATGATTACTTTAACATAGACCCTAAAAGCTCGGCTAAGAAACATATTACACCTGACAAATATTATATAATTGAGGCGATGCTAAGGAACGCTGATATGATAACCGTATCCACGGAATATCTTAAAAAGCAGTATGAGAAATACAATGGCAAGATAACAGTAATACCTAATTATATTGATATGGACGATTGGGCTTATGAGAACAGGATAGGCAAAGACGGGCGTATAAAGATAGGTTGGCAGGGAAGCAGTACACATGAGACAGACCTTAAGATGATAATACCCGTGCTGAAGAAGATAATGAACAAGTTCGATAACGTGGATTTTGTTCATGTAGGATACGACAGTAAGATATTCAAGGAACTGCCGAGGCGTAAATTTGTGCCGGGGACAAACGAATTTCCAGAAGCACCTAAGCTGATAGCCGACCAAGGATTTGACATAGGCATAGCACCGCTGGCTGATATAAAGTTTAACTACAGCAAGAGCGCAATCAAATATTACGAATATAGCGCATTGAAGATACCTACTGTCTGCACTGGGAACAAATGGTCTCCGTATCACGGCAAGTTCCATGATGGCAAGACGGGGATGTACGCTAATAACGAGAAGGAATGGTACGATAAGTTGACTAAACTTATCAAGGATAAACAACTCAGGAAGCAGATGGGATTAAATGCTTATAGCCATGTAAAGCAGACATATCATATTAAAGACCATACAGATGAATGGCGAAACGTATTTGAGCGGGCGAACAATATAAAATATAAAGAAAAGCCCCAAAGGAGTAAGATATGGACACCGCCGCTATTATTGACGAAGTTGCGCGGATTACTGGTGAAACCGACTCAGGTTATGAAACCACAATCCTCCGTTATCTAAACTTTTATTACAAGGAACTTGAGTACATTCTCAGGTTTCCTGAGCTTATTAACGATACTACGTTCTACATTCCAAAGTATTACAACACGGGAACTGTATCGGTTATTAATGGCTCTGCTACTGTTACGGGTTCAGGCACGGCCTTTACCACCGACCAGATAGGTTGGTTCATCAAGATTGATGGGGAAGCCGATGTCCACAGGGTAACTGCGCGTCCGAGTGCAACGCAGTTGACCATAGCGAGTAACTGGACGCAGGAATCCCTGAGCGGTAAGAAATACTACTTATATAAAGCGGTATATGCTCTGCCTGCGGATTTCAATAAGATTCTCTCCGTTACGCAGGGGGATACGCCCCTTCAGGTCAATCTCAGGTCCATCATGCAGATGGATTACCTGCATAAGATGTTCTACAGGATATATCCAGGCGCACCGAGATACGTTGTGATATGGAAGAACGCGGCTGATTATGATAACGAGACCACGACTCAGCTTGCTCAGATGCTCGTGATGCCTACTCCTGATGACGATTATCAGATTAATGTCAAGTATTGGAGACACTTAGCCGCGCTGACAAACGCAAGCGACAACTATCCTGTGTATGACGATGCGAGAATGGATAAATATCTGATTGACAGAACCTGTGCAAGGATATTTTTGGAAAAGGAAGATGACAGAAATAAGGTATTTTTTAGTGAGGCTCAGACTTCTCTTGGGTTGCTTAAGCAGTATTTCGATTCTTCTGCTGAGGATGATGATAGATTCGTTCTGCAATCTCATAGGAGAGATGAGCGCGATTTTCTTAGAAGGGTTGCTGAAGACCCTAATATCGGTTAGGATTATGAGAAAGAACAAGTTTAAGAAATTTCTCGATTTCCGAGGCGGTATGCAGAGAGACTTAGGGGAGACCCGTCTGCGTGATAACGAACTCTATACTCTGAAGAACATGAGGATAGAGGACGATGGGACTCTTATGAGCAGGTATGGTGCAAGCAAGCAGAACGCAAGTGCGATAGCCGTAGGCAACGGGAACATGATTACACAGCTACGGCAAGCTGATGGAACTAAAAGATTGTTGTCTCAGTTTGTTAATGATATATACCATTATGTTGACGATGCTTGGACAAGTATAAAAAGTGAAATAACAGATGCTATAATGAATGTTTTACAATTTAGCGATAAAATGATTATGGGCAATGCTGTTAATAATGTAATGAGCTATGGAAAAGAAACAAGCTATGAGAGTACGGTTCATGCCTATCTTGCAAATACCGCCTCTGATAAAGAGGGTATAGGTGATAGGCTACAGAGTAATTTCTCTTTGGTTCAGGAAATAAGAGGTATGGGGTCGGGGATTAATGAATTTAATAATCCTGAAGGTATTTGTGGGTCGGGAGATTATTTATATATAGCCGACAGTCTAAATCATAGAATAGTTAAAAGGCTTGCGGCTGATTTATCTTATGTTGCGTCTATTGGAACACAGGGAACTGGTGATAATCAATTTGATACACCAAAAGGAATAGATACTGATGGTACTCATATATGGATAGCCGATACAAATAATCATAGAATAAAAAAACATCTTTGTTCTGATTTAAGTTATGTGTCTAAAATAGGTAGTCAGGGAACAGGAAATGACCAGTTTGATTCTCCTGAAGATATTTGTTTTTCTACCGTGGGCGGTACTGATTTTATATATGTAGCTGATACAGCTAATGACAGAATACATAAACGCCTTGCGTCTAATTTAAATCTTAGCGTCGTAGTAGGAAGTACGGGAACGGGAAATGACCAATTTGATGGACCTGTTGGCATAGAATCTGATACTACAAATGTATATGTTTGTGATACAAATAATGACAGAATACATAAGCGTCTTGCAACAAATTTAAATTATGTTGCAATTCAAGGAACTGGTGGCAATCGTGCGCCCCTTAAAGGCACTATATATGGAACAGATTTATATGTTGTATTGGCAGGCGCAGTAATAAGAAAATATGCTTTATCGAATTTAGCTGAGTCAAGCGTAACAAGTGTTGTTGGATATTTAACTGATATTGAAATATTAACAATCGCCACTTCTTCTGATGAATATACCGTAAGAGATATTGGAACGCCCAATGCTCCAAAAGTTACCGTGGGTTCGGCAACAGGTCTTACAGGAACATATAAATATAAACTAACTTGGGAAACCGGAACATTAAAAGGAAGTGGCGGCCCCGAAAGTAATAGTATAACAGTTACCAATCAAAAAATAGCAATCTCTGAAGTAGAATCTCCTTCTTGGTTGCAGGCATTAACTATTGCTAAAATACGAAGGTATAGAACTAAGGCAGGTGGCTCTGTTTATTATTATGTAGATGAGATAGACGCAGACGGAACATTTGCAGAAGATAGTACAGCAGATGGTAGCATAGGATACGACCCAGATGGGAATAATGATGGTACTGATATTATACCATCTCAAAGTCTTTATGTCCCCCAGATGAAATATTTCGCTGAATATCAGGGACATATATTTGGAGCAGGTTATGGAACAAATCCTTCATTTTTATATTTCTCCGCACTCTATAGCGATGATGATTGGTACGATAATAGCTCTGGTACTCTGCGTTTTATACGAGTGTACGAGAATGACGGCGATGAGATTAAAGGGCTACGAGAATACTACGGACAGCTATTTATATTTAAGCGTGATAGTGTTCACCGCCTTACTGGTGTGTACCCTTCTTATAATATTGCGAGGATAAAGAGTGGTGATGGAGCAGGCACTATTTCTCACAGGACAATACAGGAGTACGAGCGTAAATTATTCTGGTTGTCAGAAAAAGGCATTGAAATGATGGCAGGCTACGAGCCAAAGACAATAACAGACCTTAAAATACAGTCCATCATAAGGACTATCAATAAAGAACAGGAGGAACTCAGCTTTGCTTTCATCTACCAGGATAAGTATTACCTATTTATCCCCACAGGTTCAAACACATATTGTGATACCTGCATTGTCTACGACTTGCACCTCAACTGCTTTTACTACGATACTGGTATCAACGGCATCAGCGGACAGACCGTGGAAGATGCAGATGATTATGAAATCCCATACATAGCGGACAACGCGGGATTCGTATGGCAGTATGAGGACATCACACAGAGAGCCGATGGGACAAGCGCAATAGACTGCGAGATAAAGACAGGCAAGATAACACTACAGGAGGACTACGAGCAGGCGTTCAGGGAATTACAGACGGAGAATTATGGGAACGGAACATTAAACTATGCGGTTCAAGTAGAGGGCAGAACGGTAGAGAATTATACAAAAACACTCACAGGTAATTATCTCAATTTCAGATATACACCATCAGCTCAATGGGGCAAGTCAATACAGCTTACAATCACACAGAACAACGCAGATGACTATTTTTTCCATAGAAGTCATACTCTATGGTATAAGATAAAAGGAACAGATAAGGAGGGCTAAAATGGACCCATTAACAGCAGCAGCAATAGCAGGAGGAATAGCAGGTCCGGTATTTGATTTTTTAGGGGGTAGTGCTGATAGAGAATATCAAGCAACGCAGACCCAACAACAAAACTTGCAACAGTTTATAATGTCAAGAGCGGGGGATTTGCTTGGTGCAAAAGTAGGAAAAAGGCGCAGGGGATACCTTGAAGATATCCCTGAATATCAGCCATACGAATATACCGCTCCTGATGAAGCTGTGTTTGAACGTATGAGACAGCTTGGTATAGAGGATATATCGGAAGCAGGCAGACAGGCGGAATTGCTACAGGCAGAACGTCTTGCGGGCGCAGGGCTTGGTATGTCGAGCATAGGAATCGGTGCAGGGCAGAGAATGGCACAACGTACTGCAAGGGAACTCGGAAGGTTTGAGACCGATATAGCGCGCCAGCAAGCCGAAGCACAGCTTAGGTATGAACAGCTTATGGCGGCAGAGCAGGCGAAAGCCCATGCAGCAGCCGTAGAAATGGCTGGTATGTTTGCGGAATATGAAACGCCTACTGAAGAAGAAATTAAGGAAACATACCGAACAGCGGGAGAAAGTTTGATTGGTGGAATGGGCGGTGGTAGTTTAGTAGGTGGACTATTCGGATAAGGAGAATACAATGCTACAGGGATTAGGAAGATTACAACAGTTTTTAGCTACAAGACCTCCACGCCAAAGACCTATAAGTGGGCTTGAGGCGATAGGCAGGGGATTGGCGAGGGGTGTACCACAGGCCGTGCAGCAAGCTGAACAGATGGAAGCATTTCGTGGACAACAAATAGCAAGGGCTATAGAATCTGGTACTGGTGCTAAGGCTAACCCAAGAGAAGTCAGTATGCTTGCTCAGAGACTTATGGGTCAAGCCGGTGGTACAAAAAAATATTTAACTAAAAGACAGCAGGAATTACAGGGTCAGTTTGAGGGTATAAAGAATATGCTTGAATCTCCTGAATTTACGGGCAAGTTAGATGCTGAAAAACAAGCACAGAAAGAAAACTTACAGGATATGCTTAAAAGAGTAGAAAGTGGCATAGGTGATTTACAAGTAGCTGAGAAGGGTGGTTTAAAAGGTCTGTTTGAAACACGGAGAATAGCAAAGCAGGGAGCATTACAGGAAGCTGCGTCTATATTTGATAGGGGTGCATTAGCAAGACAAGCCCCTATGGCGAAGCCTTTAACCGCCGGACAAATTCAACAGCAATCTCAGTTTGAATCAAGAACTCTAAGAAGCCAAATTAGAACATTAATAATGGCTAAAAAAGGTAAAAGCGGTTTTAGATTTGAAGATTTAACACCAGAAGAAAAAGATGAGATTATGAGAGAAACTGATAAATTAGCAACTTATATTGGTAAATCTCCTAAAACTAAAAAAATATATAAAAATGGTCAGTTTCTTATGTGGGACTTGGGGTTGCCGCCCAAATTAACTGCTGAACTAAAAACTGAACCGGCTGAAAAATTTGTAAGAGATATTTTGCCAAAATTACCAATCGAAAAATCTGAGACCGTAACTAAAGAACAAGTTAAAATAAATAAAAAAATAATATCTTCGATTGATAAAATGAAAGATGCCGAGGATAAAGGAAATAGTGATAAAGCAGATGAATATTTCACTGAAGCATATAATCTTTGGATAAATTCTTCTAAGAGGAAAGAAGAAATAAGAGAAATGAAAAATATAATAGATACCTTATATCCATCAAAAGAGTATAGAATATATTTATATCCTAAAATGGGAGTTCCTTTACCGGAGGAATTAAAATTTGCCGACTAAAAGAAAATTATTATCTCCTATAGAACCTACTGAGACAATTTCATTAGAAGAACCGGCTACAACAAAAAGAAAGTTATTGTCTGATGATGAAATTCCTAAAGCAGGGGCATTGGCAGAGCCAAAACCACTATCTTTAGTTACCGGCACACAGCCTACGGGAGGCCAACCGTTACCCCAATATCCCCGTGGGGGAGCACTGCCATTTTTATCGGACCTAGGTGAATTAACCCACATGACTCTTGGGGCTTTTGAGTGGATGCCTGCTAAATTGGTAGCAACTATATTTCCTGAAACATTTAAAAAATCTAGTAAAAAAGCGTTTCCTGATTATACAGATTTACTTATAGATGCCGGTGTTTCCGACTTACCTGCTGTGGCTTTGGGTCTTGCAGCCGGTATTGCATTAGACCCATTATGGATGCTTAAAATAAATAAGCTGAATAAGTTTGGTAAGGCATATAAAATTATTAGTCGTATGCCAAAGGGCGCATTTAAGGGCGCGACTAAGATTGATGACATAGCAAAATATTTAAGGAAAGCAGAAAAACTTAATCCTAAAGAAATTAAAAGATATACTGATGCTTTAGAATTTATAAAAAATTCTAAGCAGTTTAAAAATATGGCTAAGTTTGCTCCGACAGAAGATATTATACAATCATTTACAAAGTTCCCCAAAGAACTATCTGAGCAAGTGGTAAAAGGTATGGCTGATTATTTCAGAATAGACTTACCTAAACCTTTGAAATTTATTGGTGAATTAAAGCCAGTTAAAAAAATAGCCGCTCGCCTAAAAAGAAAACAGTTATACAGGGCGGCAAAAGAAATAAATGAAAGGATGTGGGGTAGAACAAAGAATCTTCAAGATATTCCCATAGTGAGAAATCTGACTATCAATACCGGAATAACAAGCATAGACAAGTGGATGGACAGAACAATATCTCGTACATCTAGAATGACTACGAAACTTATTGAGCAATTCGGGGATATACTAGACGATACAAGAAAAATTGCCAATGATTATGCTGATGCTATGGGATATAATAAAGTTCCAGGCCGTGTTGGTAGAGAGCTTAGAGAACAGGCCATGGAGCGCATGAACCAGCTTAATGTTCTTCTTGCTGAAGTTCAAGAAGCAACGCCTGATGTTATAAGAAAAATAGAGAAACGACTTGGTGATTTGTCTAATGTTTTAGATAAACAGAAATTTAAAACACAGATAGGCGAGTTGGCACAGAAAACAGTTGAAGCTGGGAAAAAAATAATAAAAATAGAACAGATGAACGCCGTGCCTATCAAGGAATTGAAAGATAATATCAATTATGTGCATCACGCATTAAAGAAAGACGGGTTTGATTTTGTAAAAAATTTCAAAAATTGGGCTATCCCCGAATTACCGGCAGACCTTGGCGATGATGCTGGAGACATCTTAGCTTTCCTTGAACATTATACTCCGAATATAGATATTAAAGCAGGGGCAACGGGTACGGGATTAAAAAATGGATTGGGCGGTGTGCAGGCTCATAGGGGTAGGGTAAAAATTTTTAAAGGCATGAGGCGCGATGAGATAGATGTCTTTATGAAAAATCGTGGTTATGGATATGAAAATGAATTAAGAAAAATGATAGCCGCCGGGAAAAAAAGAATGGCAAGGGGCGGTTTGCCATTATCATTATCGGAAATAGTAAATAGATTTAAGAACAAGCCAGTCGTTAAAGAGTTTTTTTCAAGCGACCCAAGGGATTGGTTAATTGGAAGAATATTATACGCATCAAAAAGAATAGGACTATCTCAAGCGTTAGATGATGCTGTTAGAACATTTGGAACACTTAAAGACGATATACCAAGATTAATGGAGGTGGCGCGTCCAAGCGAGGCAAAAAGATTGGGGTTACTTGTAGATTCTAGGGATGCGGTTAAGCATACGGTAAAGATAGGTGGGGAAATGAAAACTGTCCCCGTAAAAGTAAAGAGAAGATTTAAAACAGCTACTAAAAAAGCTATCGAAGCTATGAAAAAATATCATATGCAACCGTATATTAAAGAAGATGTTATCGAAGAAATAGGTGCTTTACC